GTATTGGATGCCCTAGAGTATAAAAAGTTATTGGCAAAGATATTTCCATCCAATTATTCAAAGCAAATCGTAAAACAAGGAGAGAATTTAAAAAACACCATTTTGGGTAAATCTGCCGCCGCCGCCAAAGTAAATAAAAAACATAAGGATAATGAAGAGGACACAGCCATCGAAAAACCAGAAGCAAAGCAGTTTAATATTAATTTGACATTCGGAAACAGTGGTCTTTATATCGTGGATGACGACGACGACGAATGGACCAATGACGACGACGATTCACAAGAGGACGACAGTAGTACCGAAGACGAAGATGAAGAGGATGACGACGATGATTCCGATGATTCTGATTATGAGAGCGAAGAGGAGGACGACGAAGAGGATGATGACGAAGAGGAAGAAAATCACCATGAAAGGAATGTGATTGTTGCGAAGAAACCAACGGCTCAACTTTCTTGTTTAGACCTCAATAAAAAGAAGGATTCTGATGCGATGCTTTTAAATCAATTAAAGGTCATGTATGAGACAAACAAGGACAACAAAACCATTAGTAAGTGTCTTGAAATTTGTAAGAGAGATTTGGAAGAGGACCGTAAACGTACTGAAAAAAGAACTCGGAAACAGCGAGCGAAGCATTCGCGTATTTTTAAGAAAATTATCCGTGACAAGAATACGATGAATGACTTGGTATTTTTTAATAAGATGGATGTGATTCAACAAAAGACTATTATCAAAGAGTTGAGAGAAATCAACAATGACATTCGTGTGGAGAAGCCGTATCGGATGACTCTGCTGGAGTCTAGTATGCCACGTTTATTCAAGTCTGCGGCTATTAAAAAAATTAGTATGCTGAAGCACTTGGAGCCTGGCAGTGGCGAGTACTATAAAATCAAAAACTGGGTGGATACTTTTATGAGGATCCCATTTGGAAAATATTTGACGCTTCCAATTCAATATGAAGACGGGATTGACAAATGTCATGATTTTATGGCAAACGCACAGAAAACCCTTAACGATGCGGTTTATGGTTTAAACGACGCCAAGATGCAGATAATGCAGATGTTGGGTCAGTTAATTACAAACCCCAACGCAATTGGTACTGCCATTGCCATCAAAGGTCCTATGGGGACTGGCAAAACCACTCTTGTTAGAGAAGGCATTAGCAAGATTTTGAATCGTCCGTTTGCGTTTATTGCGTTAGGTGGTGCCACGGACAGCAGTTTTTTAGAAGGACACTCTTATACCTATGAGGGTAGTACCTGGGGAAAAATCGTTCAGATTTTGATTGATAGCAAGTGTATGAATCCCGTCATATTTTTCGACGAGTTGGATAAAATCAGTGACACTCCCAAGGGGGAAGAGATTGCTGGCATTCTAACTCATTTGACGGATACTTCTCAGAACACTCAATTTCATGACAAGTATTTTGTGGAAGTCGATTTTGATTTGAGCAAGTGTCTCTTTATTTTCAGTTACAATGATGAAAGTAAAATTAATCCGATTTTGAGGGACCGTATGTACCGGATTTTGACCAAAGGGTACAATCAAAAACAAAAGGCCATTATTTCCAACACTTATTTGCTGCCCAAGATTCGAGAACAAGTCAAATTTGATAGTGAAGACATTCGTATTCCAGATGAGACGATTCACTACATTATTGAGAACTTGTGCGGCAAGGAGGACGGGGTCCGTAATCTCAAGCGATGTTTGGAAATTATTTATACCAAGTTGAACTTGTACCGTTTAATGAAACCTGGTTCTAATTTGTTCGAGGAAGACATGTCATTGAAAGTGGAATTTCCTTATACGGTAACTCGTCAGATTGTGGATAAGCTTATTAAACAAGATAAAGATTGCCTTAGTGCGTCGTCGCTTAACTTATATGTGTAAAACCGTGGTGTTAAATATTATATAGGTTTTTCTACTTGAATAAAATAAGTATTTTAAAATATATTAAATTGGTTATTATTATTAAGTTGTAATGTTTTTTATTTTATTTTGAACACATGTTTTTTTACTACATTCTAAACAACAATTACACTTTTCGCAAGCAGCTCTCATGAGACGAATACGCGTTCCATTTATCGTTTCTCTCTTGAGATTCCTTTTGAAACACTAGATTTAGTAGTGTTTAATAAATAATATAAAGTAATAATTATAATATACATACAATAATTATCAAAATGAATTTGGACTTTTTAAAAAACTTTAAAACTCTAAATCGGGCCGTGATCCAACAGCTAGAAGAGAGTTTAGTTCAATGCGACATTATTATATCACAAATAACTGAAAATTTGCCATATACGTGTCATACGGTGGATTTAACTAACTTTTATGACCGCCGAAAAAATATTATCCGGTCGGAAATTCAACCTCTAGAACGAATGGAGGAAAATATTAATAAAGAAATATATGCTATGTGTCAACACCAATTTATGAAAGATTTGGTAGAAGTGGACCCGGAACGCGAACCAGTCCCCGTGGAATACTGTGTAAATTGCGAGTTAAACAAAGAAAAATCTACAGTAGAATAAAAAGGGTTATTACTTCTCTCTCCCTAATACTCACTATAAGGCACGTTATTTCCACCTCGAGAGGTCAAATGATTGAGTTGGGTGGTTGTCATGCACGCACAACCGCTGCTGTTTGAGTAAGTATTTGGGCAACAACTCGGTTTAAACTCGGTATTCGCAAACATTAATAATTCGCCTTCTGGTAATGGAACTGGCTGTTCAGGTCGATTTAGTATTGCCATCACGGCGGGACTTTGAGCTTTTCCAGGGGTCATTGTCAGGTCCGGGGAGCCCCATGTACTAGTGTCCACTCTACTTTGGTCCCCTAAAGTATATGGGGAAGATTGTCCATTATTAGTATTTGCTCCAGTGAATCCTTCTTTTTTAGTTAACGCAATTGTCTTTGTATTTTTCCCAGAAGTCATATCGGAAAAGGTTTCCACTAAAAGCGGCATGTTTGTGCAACCGCACATGGTGTGACCCACCATAATTAGGTAGACCACCCCAATCAAAATCAATACGTGAAGACTAATACTGTATCCAAATAAATTAATATAATTTCCATTTAAGTTAAAAAATGCCATTTGTCTGTATTTATATACATAATTAAATATATAATATTTTTCTTTTTTTTTATAATTTTTTGTTTATTATTTCACAATTAAATCCACTGCCGCGTTATAATCTAAAAACAATACCCTACCAACACAGAATGTTTTTTTATCCGTAAGTAAGTGATACAACTTACTCAACCTCTTGTCCGACGGCGTATAAATAATTCCACGGTGGCTCCAATCTAACGTAGACGTTACTAGGTTCTCTAAATAAAAATTCAAATTAGGCCCGCCATGAACCGCGAGCCCTTTTCCTAAATTATATGTACCTGTGTATTTTAGGTTGGAACCGTTAATTTCTACTAATCCATATACTTTCTCTCCTCCTACTAAAATATCATTTACCTTAATATCCGTTATTTTTTTCTTTTCGCCAGTAATCAATTCAATCTCTGTGCTTCCGATGAACCCGCCGTCAAAGTACTCATGAATATCTTTGGAGGCAAATGTATCTCGGTCCATATTCTTTTTCTTTTTAAATTTTGTAAAATCACTGTTAAAAATTTCATCCCAATCACTAAACACGTGGTCATTAATTCGAATAAATTTGGAAGTAGTGTTTAGGCAGTATAAAAACGGCGATCCATATTCGTCCAATGGAACCGACTCGGGGTGGTCGCCAACTTTAATAAACTTATCTTTCAGTTGTACAAGATGCGAATCCGAGACAATAATATTATTTAAACGATACATCTTAGAACCTTCGGTGGTTACTTTGAACACAGCGGTTACTTGGTCAGCCCCCCAGAGTTCGTCTCCCACATTTATTTCACATATTGGTTTGAATTCTCCATTTTTCATTTTAATGGGTGTAAATTCATCAAAGCATTTTATGTGGGGTATTTTTAAATTAGAGCCGATTTTTAATTTAGATGTCATGAAGGACAAAATGATAATCATTGGTATGGATATTGCAAGAAAAATGGCGGTATTTGCGGCGGCGAACCCCCATGTAAATGGGATGGCCCAAAACCCGGCAATCATTACGGCCAGTGCGATTAATATTGTAACAATCATTTGAGCAATAGCCCCCATAAGTGAACTTAAAGTGTAATAGGACCCTAGTAATGTATATAACCCCGCAGTTAAAATTCCTTGTGTTCTACCCAACATACTTTTCAATCCGATAATGATTTGTTGTAATGGTATCATGATGTTCATTGTACGTCCCATTATTTCTTCTCCAACCGCTCTAATTTGTAGTCGTATTTTATTAAACATCTCGCGGACCTTATTAATGCCATCTTGAATTTTTTTAAATACCGTCATTATAGCACTAGTAATAAACGTTAAAGGTTGTACTGCGTTCCCGGTAACGCCTTTGATTACATTTTGAGTACAATAATCAAAATTATCTTTCGTAAAGTCTGTCGCACTTTGTCCGGGGGGTGCGTTGATGATGCCCGCAAACGGAATAACGGAAGGATTACATCGTTGATTCACCCAGTCGTCTTTGATAGGTTGTGCGTAAATAAGAGCAAAACAATAGGATACCAAAAGGAATAAAACAATAGTTATAATAATACATAACAATAGAGAAGAACCATATTGGTCAAAGTAAGTTAATCCGTCATACATTTGTTTTAATTTTTTATAGCTGCTTTCCGTATCGCTCATGTGTTTTTTTTGGGAATGGTAACTATATATCTATATATATAAATATAAATACAGATATATTTCAAAAACTTAATACTAATTTCGATTCGTTTTAATAAAATGGTCTTCCCAATCCCAAAAGATTTCGGATCCAACATGTATTTTGTGGTCATGAGTAATTAAACAACTGAACCAATCGGTAGAAGTTTTGGTCAGTTCTACACCAGGATAATCCTTAACTTCGACGAATTTGTTTTTCGCCGCATAAAACACCATATGGGAGCCGGTTACAAGTATATCCCGATTATTAACTCCTTTACCTTTAATTTTGTAAAACGTTTCACGATGTTGTCCAATTTCTTTTCTCTCCTTATTACAGATTTTCATAACGCTGTTCACCACACTACCATTTTGTAAAACATCTCCTAAATTCAAGTCTTTCATTGATACAACCTCGCCGTTACGTAACTGAATTTGTGTGTCGGGATGAAAACATTTCCCCAGAGCCTTTACGAGTTGCCCAGAAGGACCATTCCAGGCACTTTCCATTGTTTTTATGCTGCCATCCATAACAAAAAGTAAGGTTGTTACAATTCCAATTGTTTTTCCAATCATGTCTTTCATTCCAATGATTATTTTTTGAAATTCAATTATTAAGTTCATGAAAACTCCCATAATCGATTGCATAATGTTGGAAAACAACGTCCGTATTTTACTAATCATTCCTCTTACTCCATTTAGTTCCACTGTAAAGTTTTGGCCCATATCGGCAAGAGTACTTGTAATAAAAGTTAAAGGCTGTAGTAGGTGACCCATAAACGAGGAGGTTACATTTTGAACACAATAGGTAAAATCCGCGGACATATCATCTGATAATGGCATATACATGGGATTACACCGGTATAACGGCCAATTGTCTTTTATCTCTTTTAATGATGATAAGTAATAAACACACACAGTATATGCCATGAATCCTAAAGTAACCCATATTAAATTGAACCAATTTTTTCCCGTTGGCATGTGATGATATTTATACTAGACACATATATTTATTAACATTAAAATACTTAAAATGATTTTTTTTATTATTTTTAATGTCTTTTTCTTTTAGTATTACATCTATGATGCCTGGAGTGTTTATGTTTTCGAGTGGTTTTGCCGTGATGGTGTATGGAATGGCGGTGATTAAAACGGCATGATTTCTTCTTACGTCCTCCACTGGAGCACCCCCATTTCATGTAACCTCCTCCCCCTAATAACTTATCATATTTTGCGTTTTGCCCTCCTTGGGATTGATTACCTGCGTTTTGCTTTATTAAGTAGTCAGTTGTTTGGGTTGGTCCTCCCGTAGACGTATACGCAGTGTTCATTTGAGGTACTTCGACGGCTCCTCCACGATATGATATTTTTCTTCTTTTTCTTCCTCCCACGGCTTTTATTAATTTTGCGTGAGATTGATTACCGGCATTTGTGTTTGTTAACGCAGAATTTGCTGGGGTTCCAGCAGACTGAGCTTGTAAGGTTGGGCGGGTAATAGACATATGTTTTCTTTATATATTATCAAAATATAATTTAAATAACATAAATTTTTAAATAGTTAAAATTAAAAAATTTAAAGAGTAATCAACTTATATACAAATATATTTTAGATGGACGATAAACAACGACTTCAGTTACAAGACATGATTAAGACAAACAACGTCGAAGACCAAACGGATTTTATTCGAAGCCTAAAACATAGTAGCTTACTAGCAAATGATATTAATAGTATGATAATGATTAAGGCAAAGTACCGGAATGATCCTGAGAAAATCGATTTAGAATGTAGGACACAATGTGGGTTTTTATATAGTTGCTACACCGATATTTATAATAAAGTCAAGAAGGATGAAATTGACCTTACTACAATGAACAAATTTTTAAACGTATTGGAGAGAATTGAAGAGGGTGAAATTGACCAGCATACAGGTTCTTATTTCGTGGGAACATTGCTTAAGGAACTTTATATCGATAGTGCTCTTAAGAAGGCCGACAAACTAAACGAACTACACGAAAGTACCAATGTTAAACCGGTGAAGGAAGCCAAAGCCATTTCGTGGCATCAATTTAAGACAAATAATAGTATCTAGGAGTTTTTTATAGACGACACCCCTCGCGACGAACTTTACACTGATTCGTTGAGTATCTAGCTGGTCCTTCCAATCGGTAGTCGTTTCCGTAGCTAGTTAAAATCTCCTCTCCTTGTGCAATGTCTTTTATAGCAACTAAAGCAGCCGTGTCTTCGTGGAGTTTTGCGTTATTGTCTTCGTTGTTCATCGCTTGGTTCGCCAAGTTGGCGATACCTCTTTCCGTCGCACCATCTAACACATAAGAACGAGGGCGAATACTACCGCGATGTTCTTCACTATAGTTTCTTTCAATCGCATAAGGAGCCGTTACGAGTCGGTCAGGCCCATATAAATTATTAAGTTCAATTTTGCTCATTCTTTTGCCTTCATAAGGGGTAATCGTGTCTCCCGCGTGGAAAACAATATGCCCAGGTGCCGCGCCCTTCTGGTTCGCAAAAAGACCTTTACCAGCGTTTGGAATATCACTATCGCGAATACTTAATTTTAAAACGGTCATAAGGTGGGCTTTACAGTAAGGTGTTCCTATAAGTACATTCCGCTTACATGGAAGCCCTCGGAGTGTTACTCCTTTACATCGAACAGACTTTAACTTCTCATCAAAGTGATACCTGCCAAACCTCTCGGTATCGTTATCGGTACGCCAAAAGTGAAAGTACTTGTCTCCGCCAAGTAATTGTTTTCTTGTCCTTCTTGGTCTCTTTATTTTTCTTCGTGTTTGTTTAGTAGGACGCATAAAAAGTATATATATATGTTACTTATATATGTTACTC